CGACCGGCTTGTTCTCAGTCGCTGTGGTAGTCAGCTTGGCTTCGAGTTCGCGAATCTTCCGCTCTTTTTCCCGGTTCGACTTACGCAATTCACGAACCCAATCGGGTGCGCGAACCTCTTCCTCTTGGGGTGGCGATTCCCCGTTAATGGAAACAACTACGTCCTCGGCATCATCGTCATCGCTGTCGTTGTCCAAGACGGCTTTGGTCTCATCTTGGGCGCTGCCAGTTTCTTCGGTGTCGATCATTACCGTATCAAGCGTGTCGTCGTTTTCAATGTCTGCCTTGCTCATGTTAACCCCGTCAAACTCACCCAAATTGCGTGGTGGGTGGAACCACATCTCGATAGATGGTCACGTCATCCCCAAACAGCATTTGAGCAATGATCGTAACCACCTCTAACTCCTCACGGTCGTTGGCCAGTTTGATCTGGCGCAACGCCTTCTGCATCTCGGCTCGCACCAGATCGGCAATGAATGCCTTAGTGGCTTTAACCGGAATTAATGTTTCAACATCTAGTTCTTTATCATCAATCTTTATGGTTGATAAGACGCGGCGTTGTTCTGGCGCAGTAAGTGCTGTTTCAGCGGCTGGCGATGCCACCAGGCTGGCCGCATAGGCCGCAGCAGCCGTTGCCGTTTCGAAGAGCCGGTTATCGACCTGATAGACGATCTTGCGCTTCTTCTTGCGCGCTCGCTTGGTGCGTCCTTCTTCCCCGCCACCACCAGCGAGGATGGTTTCGCTGATCGTGGCAGAGTAAAAGACGTTTACGTTGTTATAGCGCGCATCCTGCACCAGCGCCTGAGTGCCGCCCGCCTGCACGATGGTTGCGGAATAGAAGACGTTGGTGTTGTCATAACGATTTGGCGCAAGATTGACAGCGCCTGGTGTGATCGTGGCCGAATAAAAAGCGTTGGTGTTGGTGTAGAGGTTCGCCGATAGGTTGACCGCCCCGGCTGCTATAGCCGCGCTGTAGAAGGCATTGGCGTTGTCAAAGCGAACCGTTTGGACAAGCGTTTGGCCTAGCTCTTCAGCCAAGGCTGAAAAGGGGGTCTCCGAAAAAGGCGAGAAGCCAAACAATTAAGATGCGACCTTTAAATCAAAGCTGCGAGGCTTGCGCCCAGATAGTTTGAGGCTTGACCGGCCACGCATCGACGGTCAGCGGTGGGTTTATCGCGATAATGCGGAGCACTTCACGGTACGCCAGAATGGCTCCCAAATTGACGATCTTGTCGGCGGTGTTCGGTAGATCGGTGTAGTCCGTCTCGGTGAGGAGCGTAGACGCCTGCGCCTTGTTTGCTTGGCGCATATCTGCCTCGCGTTCGGCAATCTCGTCAGGACTGGCCGGGGTCACGATCCATGTCTGTGTCCAAACACCGTCGATGAGAACCGGCTCGCCCATCGTCAGGTTCTGCGTGTAATCAACAGGCGGCGGCGTCGTGGCTTGGCACGGGTACACATCCCACTCAGCGAGACACTCGTCCGTCAACACCGCCGGGAAGCTGGTGTCTGGGTTGGCGATGCGCAGGTCGGTGGGCGAGTACATAATCGCACCGCCGTCCGGGTTTACTTTGACGTACAACATGTCAGCCTCCGAGTTGCTGGCGCATGACGGTCAGCATGATGCGCTCCTTGGCCTGCTCGCGGATGCTGGACGACAGCAACTCCTCAAGCCGCACGGCAAACTCCGCAAGGTCAGCATCGTTCGCGTGGTTCTTGGCAATCTCAGCCAGCGCAAGCCGATAGTTGTCGATATTGATCTGGTGGTGCATGACCTCACGTTCGCGGTGTGCAGCCGCATCGACGAGCATGGTCTGGCGTTCAGTTTCGAGGATGTTCATGGTGTTGCTCCAAAAGCTACGCCGCGTCCTGTTTCTACTGGCAGCGTCGCCGGATTGGCAAACTTTGTGCCGAAACCGCTGCCGCTCCACGGGTAGGCAGTGATAAATGGTGTAGTGGTGTGTGCTACTGCAATTGCATTGCCAGATGGCGAAAAAGCTACGCCGTTGCCACTGCCCGTTGGCAGCGTCGCCGGATTGGCAAACTTAGTTCCGAAACCGCTGCCGCTCCATGGGTAGGCAGTAACGAACGGAGTAACAGCGTGTGCTACTGCAATTGCATTGCCAGAAGGCGAAAAAGCTACGCCGTTGCCACTGCCCGTTGGCAGCGTCGCCGGATTGGCAAACTTGGTGCCGAAGCCGCTACCACTCCACGGATAGGCAAGAACAAATGGTGTTGCGGCGGATGCTAGAGCAAGAGCAGCACCAGATGGCGAGAAAGCTATGCCGTTGCTTTGGCCGGTCGGCAGCGTCGCCGGATTGGCAAACTTGGTACCAAAGCCGCTGCCGCTCCACGGGTAGGCAGTAACGAACGGAGTGGTAGCGTGTGCTACTGCAATTGCATTGCCTGCGGGGGAGAAAGCTACGCCGGTGCCAGTGCCCGTTGGCAGCGTCGCTGGGTTAGCGAACTTGGTACCAAAGCCGCTGCCGCTCCACGGATAGGTAGTAACGAACGGAGTGGTGTCGTGCGCTACAGCAATTGCATTGCCAGAAGGCGAAAAAGCTATGCTGCGTCCAGTACCCGTCGGCACCGTTGCAGGGTTGGCGAACTTAGTTCCGAAGCCAGAGCCAGACCACGGATACGCAAACACACGCGGCGTATCTTGCCCCGTGACGGCAATAGCATTTCCTGTTGCGGTGAATGCTGTGCCAAAACCAAGTGTCATAACCGGAACCGTTGCAGGATTGGCGAACTTCGTCCCAAATCCGCCGCCGTTCCACGGATAAGCTGTTAAAACCGTACCACCTGCAAAGTTAAGGTGTGCTACAGCAACATACTCCTGCGCCCCCGCAGCCGGAACCGCCGCCGCAGCGCGAAGTTTATCGGCCAGCATCAGGCGTTACCCACGCGAGCGCCGTAGATCACCGATCCGACTTTCCAAAGCTGGATGACCGTGAAGCCCGTCAAGTTCAGCGTCGGCGCGACCCCACCGTCTGTTTTCCATGTCACCGCAAGCGATGTCCACGTTACGGTGTACGCTGTGCCATCGTTAATCATGAGCGTCATAGACTGCCCGTCGGCCCATGTCCCAGCAGTCGGCGTTGATGACGCGGTGAGCGTCCAAGTCTGGATGGAGCCATTCGTCGGTGACAGCGCAGGGGTCGTGCCCGAAACGGCGAACACCTCCTCCGTGTATCCATCGTTCAGAGTCGCGCCCGACAGCGCGGGGGCCGTGGACAGCACTGTGCTGCCGCTCCCCGTGGAGGTCGTGACGCCAGTGCCGCCGTTAGCGACCGGCAGCGTGCCGTACCCGTTCGATATGGCCTTATCTGACGGATAGGTGACGAAAACGTCCTTGATGCCAACGGAGAAGTTGACAAGCGTGTTTGAGTTGCTGGACTCCAACACTGTGTCGCGCGACAAAGTGGTTCCTGACGTTGTGTAGGTGCCAATGCCGACTTCCCACTGACTGCCAAGCACAATCGTGTAATAGGTCGTGTTTGCGTTTCCAATGGCAGCAAATGACTGAAAGCCTGAGACGGCCCCGGAAAGCGTGACAGTTCCCGTCCCGACGGTTGTCGTCGTTTCCTTGACGCGATCTGCTAATATCAAAGCCATGATGAATCCTTAAAGCGCAAAGATTCCGGAGGCGTTCCAAGTGATCGTGATATCGCCGCCGTTTGGCGTCACCGGCAGATTGGTGATGCTAGTATCCAGGAACGCCACCAGCGGAGATGTGGCCGCGCTGCCAGTGTCTACATAGATCACCAGCGATACCGCCTGCGATCCGGTCACAGCCGTGTAGGTCACATCAGCACCATCAAACACGCCATTCGTGAATGTCTTGGAGCCAATCGTCTGTGGCGTTCCGACTGCTGAAGCCGTGACGCTGCTGTAAAACTGATCGGTCGCCGAATATGTGTAGCCCGCCGCAACCAACGCCACCTTCACAGTGCCAGCTGATAGATTGTTGTTGGCTGTGAACTGGAGCAGTTGCTCTTTCCAAAGCGGATATAGTGCGTTGGCCATGTATTAATCCTCCGTCTTTTCGCCGACGTATGAACCGTCTGGACGCTTCTTAATCACAACCTTGGCGTTTTTCGGCTTGTTGATGCTCTGCACAATATCCTGCATCTGCTCGTTCATGCGCGATTGCGTGGACGAGATGCTATCGAATGCCGACGTTGCATCGTTCAGGAAACTCGTCATCGCCGCAATGGTTGGGCGGATCACCTCGCCGACGCTGCCGTTACTGTCCACCAGAATAACGGGCGGTGATGTTTCGGCGACCGGCCTGGGCGATTCAATGACAGCTCGGGATTTCTCCCGCTCCACCTCGATCTCGGTCATGGCCTTGACCCTGGCAACTTCAGCCTTGATCTTTTCCGTCTCCAGCCCGATCCGGCTTTTCTCAACATCACCAGCGATCTTCACCGCCTCGGCTTGCTGCTTGTACTGCATCATCTCAGGGCTGTATTCGAGCGTGATTCGCTGAGCCTCGGCGTTGATCTTGTTGACCTCGGCCATAGCCTTTTCGGACTGAGTGACCAGATACTGCTGTTCCGCAGTAGGCGGCTGTTCCTGATTTGCCGCCGCTGCCATTTCCTTCGCTTCATCATCGTTGGGCTTCACCACGCCCATCATGACCATCTTACGGCGGAAGTGCTCGCGGATATCATCGATGCCTTCGCCGTCCATGTTCATGATCGCCATCGACTGAAGGACCATCTGCGTCTCTGGGTCAGTCGTGACCTGCATCATGCCGGTTAGGGCGCGCACGGTGGCATCCCGGCGGGACGTGAACGACGGCCCCACATCAACCGCCACGTCGAATGTGGCACGGCTCAGGTCGTTCTCGTAAACGATCTCGCCGGTCTCGGCATCGATTGTTGGCGTCATCAGTTCGACGCTCTGCACCTCGTTCATGGTGCCAATCGATTTCATCTTGCGCTTTTCCTCGACGTACACATCGCGCGCCATCGATAGCCAAATCTCACCACAGCGCCGCACAGCCTTCGCCATGTTGGACATATAGATGAAGCTCTGCATATCCAGCCGGGTCTGGATTAGCTCAACCGCCTTGCCGCTGATGTTGGACACCATCTTGTCAGCCTGCTGATTGCTGCCAAGAATCTCAGCCATGTCCTGCTCGGTTAACTGGAGCAGCGCGGCCATAGCTGGCGGGATCGCAGCGGGCTTTGTGTACGCCACAGGGCCGCTGATCTGGCTCTCACCATTGGGTCCGGTGATCGGGTTAACGAGGAGGTACGGGTAATTTCGCAGATTGTCCTCTGCCCACATCACCTGATGGCCTGAGACTTGCTCAGGAACAAGGATCGGCTTCTCGACCGACGAGAGCGCGCTGATCTCGCCCAGCTTGGAAAGCTGCATATTCTTGAGACGCTGCGGGTCTTTGGCCAGGCGAACATGGCCCATGCAACGCTCGACGTTATCGACAAACCACCGCTTGCCATAGACCGGCACGATGGGAATGTTGCGCCCGGCGATGTATCCCATATCGTCCAGGATGCCGCCGCCGCTCATGATGTATTTATGGACACGCTTCCGCTTCGTGCGCTTCTGGCGCACTTCCTTGGTGCCGACAGCGGCGAGCATTTCCTCTAGCGTTTCGTCGGCGTCGAAATCCGCCTGCGTGTATCGCTCCTCGTCACCGTTGAGCGTTTCAAAGATGCGGATGGTTTCGCGGACTTCCTCGACCTTGTAGTATTCGGCGATGAAAACAACGTCTGGCGTATCCCAATCAAACTCCGACTGATGGATCACCTTCGGCCAGGTCGTCGGGTCGTCGTTCCACTCAGCCTTGTAGGATTCGCGGGTCATGGAATAGAGAACGAAACAATATTTCGCGTCGGCCTTGTCTTGCCGCTTCGCATCGAGATCGAAGAACACGCTGCTATCAGCATCATAGATTGGTTCCATGACGATGCGCTGGCGCTCGTTCTCGTCATCCTCCTCGTCCTCGTAAATCGTGCGAAGACGCCATGCGCCATAGCCACCGCCGACCGCTTCCTCAAAGCCATTGTCATAGGCTTCTTCGGCCCCGCTGTCGCGTTCATCAGCGCGATAGAGACCGTCGCACGTCTCGGCCAGCACATCGTTCTTGGTGCCGTCCTTGGAAACAAAATCAACGGCAATGCGGTTATTACGGTATTCGTTGATGATGCGGATGACGGACAGGTGAATCTTGTTCACCTCGAAACGCGGCTTGTTCTCAAACTGATCGCCAAGCGGGCCTTCCCACTGAGCGCCAGCGATGGAGTAGAAGCGTCGATCTTGCAAGCATTGCAGGCGCTCGTCACGCATGACGGTCTGGCAATTGTCAAAGTCGTTCAGCGCCTGCTGGTGGACGTTCGCTAGCCGCTGGTCTTTGGTCAATCG